ACCCGGCTGGTGACGGCCGCAGTCCGCTTCGATCTGCGCGTGGCCGAAGTCGCCAACCCCGGCGAGGGCGACACACTCCTGGTTGCCGGGCTGGCGTACCGTATTCAAGGGGCTCCCCTGCGGGACCGCGACGGGCTGCTTTGGACCGTGCAGGCTTATTGCGAATGAAACCGGCGTGATGAGGCCGTTGTGATGAGACTGCTCGCAGCCCTGTCGGGCGATCTGGACAAGATCATGGCCGACGAACTCAAGGCGGCGGAACGTGCCGTGACCACTGGCATCCGGCAAGCCACGGATGGCTTGAAGTCGGAGTTGCGCGCACAAATAACCGACGCCGGTATGGGACAACGTCTGGCCAACACCTGGCGCGGCGAGGTCTACCCCAAAGGCCAGCTGAGCATTTCGGCAGCGGGGTTGGTTTTTTCGCGTGCCCCGACCATCGTCTCGGCTCACGACCGGGGCGTCACCATTCGCTCGAAAGACGGATTCTGGCTGGCGATTCCACTGCCAGCGGCAGGAAAGGGGCGGCGCGCAAAGCAACTTACGCCGGGCGAATGGGAGCGCATGCGCGGGCAGCGTCTGCGCTTTGTTTATCGGCGTGGTCGTCCGTCACTGCTGGTGGCAGACGACCAGCGCGCCCGCCAAGGCAAACGGGGCGGCTTTGCGCGGGGCAGTGATGCCGCATTGCGTTCCGGCCGGGGACTGGCATCGGTACCGATGTTTCTGCTGGTGCCGCAAGTCACCCTCAAAAAGAAACTCAATGTGGCACAGGCCGGGCAGCACTGGGTAAATCGCTTGCCTACCCTGGTCATGCAAGCCTGGCCAGATGACGCGCCACAGGCGGACTGATTCTGACACTGCCCCGACCCTGACCTTAACCTTTACGACGCCGCCCATGACAACCACCCGACGCGAATACGTTCTGCAGGCATTGAGCGAACGACTCTCGACCCTGCCCATCACCTTCAAACGCAACGATCCGCTACCCGAACGGGTTCCCGCTGACGGCCTGCTGATTCTGCGTGATGGCGAGATGGGCGAGCCGGAGGTTCTGCTCTCGCCACTGACCTACAGCTGGGAGCATGAGGCGCGTATCGAACTCTTCGTGGCCGCGCCGACGGCGGCGGAGCGAGATCGGCAAATGGACGCGCTGCTCGCCCAGTTGGGCGTGTTGATCAAAGTCAATCCAAGCTTGGGCGGTGCGGTCGAATACGCCGAAGTCCAAGCGCCGAAATTTGAAGATATCGCCCCGGAAGGCGCAGCCGCAATCCGTGCTTGCGAGGTGAAGGTGCTGCTGCACTACACCAGCTCCGGCCCATTGGACTGAATCCGGCCTAGCCCGAACACACATCCCTCCCCGTTTTCCACCCATTCATCAGCAAGGAGAAATCATATGGCTCGTGCCTATGGCGCGAACGCGAGTCTATTGGCCGCGTTCGAACAAACCTACGGTGTCGCACCAGACCCCGCTATCGACGACTACTGGAAACTGCCTTTCGTTTCCAGCTCGCTGGGCTCCGAACAAGGGCTGACCCCCAACGATCTGATCGGCATGGGGCGCGACCCCGGTGCACCGATTCGCGACGTGATCAAGGTCGAGGGCGATATGGCCGTGCCTGTCGATGTGCGCCATGTGGGTCTGTGGCTCAAAGCGCTGCTGGGCACGCCACAGGTCGCAGGCAGCGCACCAGTGTTCACGCACACCTTCGTCTCCGGCGGCGCCAGCCTGCCCAGCCTGACGCTGGAAACCGGATTGCCTGACATTCCGGCGTGGTTTGTCGCATCAGGGGTGATGGTCAATTCGCTGCAAATCAAGTTTGCCCGTTCCGGCGCAGCCAATGCCACTGTTGGGCTGGTCGCGCAGAGCGAGCTGCGTCGCACCACCCCTGTCGCCCCCAGCCCTGCCACCCGCGAGCTCCTGCGCTTCAACCAGTTTCAGGGTGCCATCGAAAAAGACGGCCAGCCCCTAGGCAACGTGGTCTCGGCCCAACTGACTTACTCGAACAATCTGGAGCGCATCGAAACCATCCGTTCGGACGGCAAGATCGATGGAGCCGATCCAACAGTGGCCAGCCTCACTGGCAATCTGGAAGTGCGCTTTGCCGATACCGCGCTGATCGATGCCGCCACCGATGGCCTACCCATCGAACTCAGCTTTGGCTACGCAATCGCCGCTGATCGCCGCATCACCTTCACCGCCCACGAGGTGTATCTGCCCAAACCCAAGTTATCCATCTCCGGGCCTGGCGGCATTCAAGCGACTTTCGACTGGCAGGCCGCCCGCACTGGATCAAACCCGATGCTGACAGTCACCCTGATTAACGACATCGCCACCTACTAAACACACCGACGGAAATCCACCATGCTCAAACTCAATCTGAAACGCGAACCCTATTGGTTAGACCTCGCCCACGGCGTGCGGGTGCAGGTAAAGCCGGCTACCACCGCACTGGTGATGGCCGCCCGCCATGCGGCAGCCGAAATCGAAGGCAAAGACCACGCTGCGGCAGGGATGCGTACCGCAGCCTTGATTGCCGAACTGGCCAAGTCCGCCGTGATCGCGTGGGAAGGCGTCGCCGACGACAAAGGCAAACCGGCGGCACTCAACGCTGACGGCATCAGCGCACTCATGGCCTTGTGGCCCATTGCCGACGCATTCGAGCGCGAGTATCTCGCCGCCCTCTATTTGCTGGACGCTGAAAAAAACGCATAACGGCCCGTACCGAGTGGCACATCGGTGGCGGGCCGGCTTATTGCGAAGCTTGTGGAGACGGGTGCAGCCCTTGCGTGGATTGCCCCTACCGCATCCACGCCCCGCACACCGAAGAAGGCTGGCAGGCGCTGGCCTTGCTTGAGCTCTGCGCCGGGCAAGTGAAGCTGGCCCAGTCAGTAGCCGTGGGCCTTGACTTGAATGCCTGGCTGGCTGCCGCAGGCGCGCAGGATTACAACCCGCACGCCATGACCTTGTTGTTCCCCGCCGCCGAACGCGGTCTCGTCACTGCTCTGAACGCTCACAGTACATAAATTCGCCATGGCTGAACGCACACTCTCCATTCGTCTTGCCGTGGTTGACGGCGGCAAGGTCAAGGCTGAACTGACCGAAGTCGGGAGCGCGGGCGAGAAATCCCTCAAGCGCATCGAAGCGGCCGCGCAGCCTGCCTCCGGCGGTTTGCGCACCTTGTCGCAAGCGGCCAACGATGCCGTCGCCCATCTGGAATCCGCCAATGGTCGCCTCGGTGCCCTGGGCACGCTGCTTTCGCGTCTGGGACCGGCAGGGCTTATTGCCGGGGCATCCATTGCCGGCATCGGCTATGGCCTGACCCGACTGATCTTGCCGGTGGCCGAGACGGGCGAGGAACTCAACAAGCTCGCGCAAAAAACCGGCGTCTCGGTCGCGGCGCTGTCCGCCCTCAAATACGCGGCGGAGCTTTCGGATGTCACCACCGAAGGGCTGACGAAAGGGCTGAAGCACCTGTCCACCGCGCTCTTTGATACCAAGGTCAAAGGCGAGGAAGGTGGTGCGGCACTGAAGGCGCTGGGTGTTGTTGCGATGGACAGCACCGGCCAGATTCGCCCCACCGAAGCTGTTCTGCTTGACCTTGCCGACAGGTTTGCCGCCATGCCCGATGGCGCAGAAAAAGCAGCATTGGCGGTCAAACTCTTCGGCAAGGAGGGGCTCAACATGATCCCCATGCTCAATCAGGGCCGCGAGGGACTGACGGGCATGATGGAGGAGGCCAAACGCCTCGGCCTGGTAATGTCGGAAGACGCCGCACAGGCATCGGAAGCCTTTAACGACAATCTCAAGCGTCTGCACGCCGTCACGGAGGGTTTGCAACGCCAGATTGGCGCAGCCGTTATCCCGGTACTGGCCGACCTCACCGAACGCATGTTCCTGGCCAAGACCGAGACCGGCAGCTTCTCCAATGAACTGCTGGCCATCACCCAGAACCGCCAGCAAGTGCTGGAATTCCTTGAGGCGGTCGCCTCCGGCCTGGCCTTCATCGCCGAAGCGGCAGTACTGACCAAGCGGGTCATCGCCCAACCGTTCGACAGCTTGCAGGTGGTGGGCAAAGACATCGAAACCTGGTTCAAGGTCGATTCGCTCGGCACCCTGAAATCCATGGGTTATGACCCCAAACTTATCGATGCCGAAATCGTCAAGCTGCAAACTGCGCGGGATAAATTTGTAGAGGCCGCCAACCAGCGGCTTGCCAACATCAACCAGAACCCCGGCTACGTGGATCAGGTACAACGTTTCTTCGACGAGCAGCGCCGTACCGTTCGTGTGATGGGGCAAAAGTTTGTGCTCGACACCGCAGAGCAGGCCGCCAAGGTTCAAAAAATCTATGACGAATTTCTGCCCAAGCAGCCACGCAAAAAACCGATGGCGCTGGATTTGTCCGGCTTCCAATCGAAAGTGGGGAGCGAGAAGCGTGATGAAGGGGATGCCTTTCTGCGCCAGTTGCAAGGCCGGGTCACCAAGAACACCGAGGGTGAGGCCGCCGAGCTACGCGCCAAAGCGCTCGACCTCGAGGCCAAAGGCTACAAAGGCGTCGCCGCGCAGGCCGAAAAATACATCACGATCCTCGATGCCATCGAGAAGCAGAAGGAAGCCAACAAACGCTTCGACGAGTACGAAAAGGAAGAGCAAAAATCCCGCCAGATCGTTGAAAACTTCATCGGCGCCAACCGACAGCGCATCGAGGAGTTGCAACTCAAGCGCCAGTTGCTCGACCTCTCGGAAGCCGACCGGGCCGCCCTGCAAGCCCGTGCCGATCTGGAAAAATCTGCCGCCAACGCCCGCAAGGAAGCCAACCAGCTGCAGGAGCCCGAATTGGCGCGGCAGGCAATTGACGCCATCAACGATGCGCTGTCTCGGCAACTACCCATCGCCCTAGATTTAGCGCGCGCCAATGTGGACTACCAGCGCAGCTTTGAATACGGCACAAAATCTGCACTGCGCACCTACATCGAAGACGCCACCAACGCTGCCAAGCAGGCAGAACGGGCGGTGACCGGCGCGTTCCGCACCATGGAAGACGCGCTGACCCGTTTTGTCATCACCGGCAAGCTGGATTTCAAGAGCATGGCCGACAGCATCATCACCGATCTGGTCCGCATTCAGATTCAACGCATGATCACCTTGCCGCTCGCCAACTGGGCCAGCGGCTTGTTCTCGGGTGTCAGTGGCGATGCGTCAGCAGTCCCTGCCGGTGCTACCGATTTGATGAGCGGCTCAGTGATGGTGGCGCACTCGGGTGGCATGGTGGGCGCAGAAACCCTGTCAGCGCGCACGGCATCAATGAGCCTGTTCGCCGGAGCCTCACGGTTTCACAGCGGCGGACTGGTTGCTGGCGAAGTGCCGATCATCGCCAAACAAGGTGAAGCGGTATTTACCCCAGGACAACTGCGGGCGCTGGGCGGCACCATCGCCACGCGGCCCGAGGTTAACGTCGAAGTCAATGTCATCAACCGCGCCAGTGGCGTGGAAGCCCGGGTCGAACACACGCGACAGCCGGGTGGTGGCATGCGTCTTGATGTCATCGTCGAGCAAATGGAAGCGCGCATGGCACGGTCTATTTCACAGGGCTCCGGCTTGGCGCCCACGCTGGAGCGTCGCTATGGCCTGAACCCGGCAGCGGGAGCATTGAGATGAGCGCCTCCACGCCGGTCACCTGGCCTGCTACTTTGCCGCTACCCAGTGTCGAAGGCTACGGCGTGTCACCACAGGAAGCGGTGCTGCGTACCGAAATGGAATCCGGCCCCGCACGCCAGCGTCGGCGTTTCCGTCAGACACCGACGCGAATCACCGTACGCTGGCTGTTCGGTGAGTACCAGTTCGCGCTGTTCGAGGCTTGGTACAAGTTTCATGCCGACGAAGGCGGTCAGTGGTTCGAAATCACGCTGCTCGGCGGCCTTGGTCTGTTGCCGCATGAAGCGCGCTTTACCCGCCAGTTTGAAGCACGCCTGTTGCCTGCCCGGCGATGGGAGGTGAAGGGCGAGCTTGAAATTCGCGAACGCCCCACGCTCGACGAAGGGGCCATTGGCCTCTTACTTGAAAGTGAACCTGATGCCTTATTTGTCGCCATTGCCACCTTGCATCGGCTGGTGCATGTAACGGCACCCAACAATCTGTAATAAACGCCAGCACTTACGCAAACACCCACACCATGAGCCTGCAAACCGATCTCCAGAATGCCGTGGCGCAAGCCACCACCGACAGTGGCCTGTTGCACCAGATCGTGCACGGGATGGATACGGCCACGGTCGCCACCGAAGGCGGCACGGTTAAAGCCGTCGCCAAACTGCTACGCGACGCTGATGAGCGTATTAACGTCGCAGCAGGCAGCATCCTTGCGCAGGCCGGTGAAGGTGCCGATCAGGCACAGGCTGCCGCCATTGCTGCCGAATCATCGGCACTGCGCGCAGAAACTGCCGCTGCCCGGGCGCTGCCGGAAATCAGTTCCACCGATGCCGGCAAGGAAGTGCGCGTCAAACCCGATGCCTCCGGCTACGAGCTGGTGCACAGCGCCATGCTGCTGGCCCCCGTGTTTTACGGATTTCGACGAGTGAACAACCGGCTGCAACTGGCGCGTAGCGACCAGCAAGGCAGCGACTCTTTCACAGCTTTCGATTACATAACCGTGCTGCTGGCTCCCGCTGGCATCCAGTTCACCGTGCAAGCCAACGGGCACATGGTCGCCACGTTTTAACAACCCCACTTTTTACACCGCTCCGAGGACAACGTTATGGCCAATCTTCTTGATCTGGGCAAGATCAAACTCGTCTGGCGTGGCAGCTACAACGCCGCCACAGCCTACGAACCCGATGATCTTGTCGAGTACGGCGGCAGCAGCTACATCTGCATCGCCCCAACTACTGGCAACACGGGCAACTTGCCCACCAGCACCGTCTATTGGTCGCTGATGGCGAAAGGCGCGCAAGCACAGCTGACCACCATCGGTGATCTGCTCATTCACGACGGCCAGACCGAAACCCGACTGCCCGCCGGCCCGGCAGATCAAACCCTCATCTCCACCGGGCCGGGCAGTGTGCCCACCTGGCGCGCGCCTTCGAGCCGCCCGAACGAAACCATGGCCAAATTGCCGCGCCTCAACGACTGGGGTGGTCAGCACTGGGTGCTACCGGTCATCGTCAATGGCGGCAAGCAGATCAAAATCATGGGCCGCAACGTGGCCGGTTATGCGCTGCTTGCCGGGTACGACTGGGCTGATTTCAGCAGGGGCCCGTTGTCCACTGTCGAGGTTGTGCCCCGGCTCGATGCCGACGACTTCTTTACCGAAGTCGCTGTCGGCGGCTATGCCGTGTATGCCATCACCAACAAGGGCTATGTCTATGCCGGTGGCTATAACGGCTACGGCAATCTTGGTCACGGCGACACCACCAACCGCGATCACCTGCGGCGTATCGAGCATTTCGTCACCACCAATCCCAAAAGTATTGCTGGATTGCGGGTGGGCTACGACAACTACTGGCAATACACCTGCGTCTTTTTCCTGACTAGTGCGGGTGAGCTATTTGCTTGCGGCTATGGCAGCGACGGGCAGTTGGGCAATGGCTCTACCGCGAATCAATCCTTGCCGGTGCGGGTTGGTACGCTCACTGGCATGACCGGCCTGACAGTTTCCGCTTCGCTGGCGTCCCTCTATGCGTGGAATACGGCAGGTCAGTTGTGGGTTTGGGGGCGCAATGCCGAAGGCCAACTGGGGCTGGGTGATGCCGTTGCCCGCTCCAGCCCGGTACTCTCCACCCTCACCAGCATCAGTAAAGTGGCCTCGGCAGCTGGCGGCTACTGGAACGGCACCAACCACGGCTCCGTCGCCGCCATGGCCCTTGCCCTTAAAACCGACGGTACGGTCTATGCCGTGGGCAGCAATCTGGGCGGCAGTCTGGGCGTCGGTGATGCCAATGCCAGAAATGCGTGGACATTGGTCGCAGGCGGCCTGAACAACGTGACGGATATCGCGCTGGCGGGTGCCGGTTACACCAGCAGTTTTGCCTTGCGCACCGATGGCCGCGTCTTCGCCTGGGGCTTCAACGACCGGGGTACATGCGCCACGGGCGACTTCACCCAGCGCAACGCACCGGTGGAATGCGCCTTGCCCACGGGCATGCAAGGCAAGATTACCAAAATCATCGGCTGTGGCGGCTCCCGCTACAACGCCGCCTTTTTTCTCGCATCCGACAACCGCCTGGCCGCTTCTGGCGCTAATAACTGGGGCAACCACGGCGCGTCCTGGTACGGCTTCGGCGCAGCCAATGGGGCGCAGGAAGTGCCACTGCCCGCCGGCGTGACCGTGCAAGACCTGCGAGCCGGTGACAACAACTATGCCGAAGCGGGATTGGCCAGCTGGTTGCTTGCCACCAGCGGTGAACTCTACGCTGCTGGCTACAACGGCTACGGCATCGTCGGCGACACCAGCGTGCGCGGCGTCAACGGCAGCTTCCGCCCATGCATGGTCTGAACCAAACTGCCAAGGAAACCTAGCAATGAAAAACACCATCTACGGTTACAACGACGTCCCCAACGTTTCGCTACTCCTGACCGAATGGCATGGCCCGGCCATTGACGACCTCGGTCAGTTCGACGGACGGCGCTACATCTCCGTCCCCGCCGGTGCTGGCCTCGCTAATGCGCTGGCCAAGCAAGATCCACGGCTACGCTGCAAGCGCGCCAGCAAAGAAGAACTGGCCGGCCTCAAGGCGGTTAGCCCGGCCATCCGGCAAATCAACCAGGACATCGCCACCGCCATTCGCGCCCGTTACTCTGTCGATGACGAGTTCAAAGCCCTGCGTACCCTTGACCCGAACTACGTGACCTTCGTCGCCGAGCAGGTGGCGGCAGGTAAAGCGAAGAAAGCCGGATTGGGCTTTGATGAGAAATTCGATGCCGCCGCCAAAGCTGTTGCCAAACTCGCAGCTGCCGCTGCCGCTGCCGGAGCGTAGCTATGCCAGATGCTGCACTCTCCCAAGCCCTGCAAGAGGCCTACGCCAGCGCGCCCTCCGAGCAGATCATTCTGCACACCCTGGAGTTGCGCCACCCCGCCTTTGTTGACGGGCTTGGCCAAACCACCGCCATTCGCGTGGTACGAGATACCGCCGACCTGGATGCGCGCCTGGAATCTTCGGCAACGTTGAACGGTGGCGAGATGGTGCGCTTTATCGCCATGGGCTTCGAACTCGACCTGCCGCCGGTCGACACCCTGCCGGTGCCCGAAATCACCGTGACGCTGGACAACGTCTCGCGCGAAATCGTCCGACATCTGGATGCCGCCGCAGAATCACAGGCGGTGATCGTGGTGACTTACAGGCCCTACCTGTCCACCGATCTGCAAGGGCCGCAGATGGATCCACCTATCCACCTGGTGCTCACCGAAGTCGAAGCGGACATTTTTCGCATCACCGGACGGGCGCGGATGCTCGATGTCGGCAACAAGGCCTTTCCGGGCATCAGCTACACCGCCAAGACCTTTCCGGGACTGACGCGATGACAGCCCCGCACTGGGCTGCAACCTATATCGGCCTACCCTGGATTGCCGGTGCACGCGGCCCCGATAGCTACGACTGCTGGGGCCTGTTTCTCACCGTGCAGCGCGAACACTTCGCTCGCCAGTTGCCGGAAATTCCGGTCAACGCCGACGACTTGCGTGCCGTACTGTGCGCGTTCCGTCACCACCCTGAGCGGCAGCGCTGGCAAAGGATTGAGCCGCCAGTCGTGCAACCGCAAGAGGGCGATGCGGTGTTGCTGCGCCAATCCCGCCACCCCGTGCATGTCGGGGTCTGGCTCGCCGTCGATGGCGGTGGCGTACTGCACGCCGTCAAAGA